TGATCATTCAGATACTACTGCTATCTACAAGTGTATTGTTCAGTTCAATGCTACTTGGACAACTACAACTTTAGATGACACAGGTACTGAGGAAAATGTATACTTAGCACAGTTTGGTGGATCTATTGCAATTGGTGATTATGTAATCATTGATCGTGAAGATACAACTGCTGATGGTATATTTGATCAGGGTGAACTCTTTAAGGTTAAGACTCTATTGAGTCAGGTTGCTAAGAAACTAACCATTAAGAATGGTTGTGATACTGCTAACGAGGAAATTGTATTTGAAGTTGATTCAACAACTGGTAATACAACGATGGGTTCAGGTGGAACTACCATCATCAATGGTCAGTTGAATCTTAATGGTACATGTACTACACCATACACAAATTCAACAACTAATAAGAAGTTAACTATATCAGATGGATCTGGTATTACAACCTTCGAGGTTGACACTTGTACAGGTGACACAAACATTGGTAACCATCATGGTACAGTCTTCATGCTTAGTGAGCAGTTTGGTACAACACCTTCTGCATACACTAAGGATGTTGATGAAGTTCATGTGTACAGACACAATCCAATGTCTGTTATCTCTGGTGGTCCTGCATCAACAATTTCTGCTGCTATTACTTCAGCAACATCAAATATTGAGATACAAGGTAATCTAACATCATTCCTTAAGGGTGATATGATTGCACTCTATACTACATCATCTATTGAAATTATTAGAGTCACCGATGATCCTTACACAGGTTCAGGTGGTGAGTTTATTCTACCAACAGCATCTAATGCTGAGTATGTCAACGGTGGTCGTGGAATTGAAGGCACTAGTGCAATAGCATTCTCTATTGGTACTAACCTTGTTAAGTTAGACAAGTATGAGAGAACTACAACACTCTTACATGATATGGCTGCAACTCAAGCAGACAGAGCAACAGCACTTAAGGCTAGATCACCTAATACTAGTGACGTTAGACTTGAAATCTCACTTAGAGATGCTGATCTAATTGCTCCTAAACTTGATTATATAACTCTTGTCAGAATAGGATCTGAATTCTTCTTACCTGACTCTGTTGATGGAACACTTGATGCATTCTATGCAATCAAGATGCCTAAGCAGATCAGAGAACCTAACCTTGTTGGTACTACACCAGTTCAATTATTTGGTGGTGGAACTACTACTATTAATCAAGATCTTGAGGTTATCAGTGGTGCTGTTAGAATGTATGGTTCTGATGGCAAGACTCTGGTCATGTCTATCTCTAACGATGATGGTCACTCAGGTGATGGATCACTCGAAGATCCTAAGACAGATACTGCTGGACTTACACTTAAAGGTCCTGGTGCATTCTATGGTGATCTTAAGGTTTACTATGATGACTGTCAGATGTTCGGACTTTGCAACACTGAAACTACATTCAGAGTTACAAACAAAGAAGGTAACATCTTGATGGGTGAAACCTTCTATCAGGCAGGTAAAGTATTAGCACTTGAATCAGCAATTGATCCTATATTCCATATAGATAACTTAGGCACTGCTGGTGTTGGTGGAACTGAAGGTCCTAAAGACTTTAAGATCTATCAGAACAACGCTATTGACTCATTCGGTATTGAGAAATACTGGACTGCTGGTGGTGGTAGGAGACATACTTATGTTGCCTTTGATCCTACAACTGGTCTTGGTCAGCAAATTGATAACCCACTACAAGTTAACCAGAACTATCTTGTTAACGCATCTTCTGGAAGCAACATGGTTGTTTATCTACCAGAAAATGCACAGACAGGTGATATGATTAGATTCATTGAACTTAGTGGTAACTTGACATATAACACAAGTCTGATTATCAGAGCGAAGAAGATCAACAACATTGCTACGAATATTCAAGGTGATGGTGCTGGTTCAAGAATTGATGCTGGTGCTGGTCAGACATTGAACACAGCATGGGATTCAGGTGAGTTAATTATTCAGACACGCAACGCATCATTCGGTCTAGTTTATGCTGGTACTGTTGACGTTGAAGGTTCTCCTTCTGCACAAACCATTCCTCCTGCATTGAGAGGATGGTGGTTAATCGAACTCTAAAAAAATGACTGCACTCTACGATTCTATTAAAAGTATGAGAACTGCAAAGGTAGGAACTATCCTACCTTGGAGCGGTGATGGTGGTACAGGATTTCTTTCTTCTAATATACCTAGAGGATGGATAGTATGTACAGGTCAGACTTTAAAAGCTGCTGACTATCCACTACTTGCATCAAACATAGGTGACACCTATGGTGGTGACATGACTGATACTAATGGAGATCATTATCCATTCCCTTATTACGGATATGATAATGCTGAGTTTAGATTACCTCAGTTATCTAATAGAGTCATGACTGACCTAGAGAATTCAGATCTTAATGATCCAACATATCAAAATGGTCAGACTGATGCACAAAGTGTAGTTGGTGCTCTAGTTCAAGACTATGGTGAAACTGTCTCTGTTACTACAACCTATGAAGCAACATCTGATATTGATTTCACACTTAATATAGCTGGTAACTTATATTTTAAGTTCACTAACATAACTTTGTTTTCTCCTGATTTTATTGAGACACTATACACATTGAATCGTAAGTTGGGTATTAATCATACTCCTGCTCATGGTCACTCAGATAATATATTATCTACCAACGTCAACCCTACTGGTGCAATGACCTTTAGGACAGATCAAGGTATAGAGATGACTGGTTCTGCTTCAGTATATTGTGCTACTGATGGTCCTAACACTTGTTCTCTTAAAGCTGCCGAACCAACAACATGGCAGAATGGTGCAACTAATATAACATTCTATGGTGATGAAACTCATGAACATACTCTACCACGTATGGATAACTTCATGGAGTTCATAACAGACAGTTCTAATAAAGACTACTGGGGTACTACTCCTGCTGGTGAAGCAAACTGGCGTACTAATACCAATGACAGAGGATCTGGACATGGTACTACAACATATACACAAACAATTTTCAGTAGAGGAAACACAGGTCAGTTGTTAGATACTGTTCCTGTAGATACACATAAGACTCCAAACCACACTGGTATGTTCCCAAGACCTATGGAATATAGGTCTAGACCTAATTACTTTGGATATGATACAGGATCACCAGTAAGATCTGATGGTCTGGTAGACGATCCTGAAACTGCTGCTGTATTTACTGTGAGTGGTTGTGTACTTGATGCTACTAATAAAATTATATTACCTACTGGTACTGATCTAAGGAGACAATATGGTACTGCACCAGACACATGGTATCAGTGGGATGCAATAGTTCCATTGATGTATGTGACACCTGTTAATGTTGATGATAAGTATGATATTTTAAGAGAAGGTACATATGTACAAACAATGGAAGCTTCCACAACAATGGATGTTAATCCTACACCATCATGGGAATTAACACTTAGTGCATCAACATTAGTCTCTGGTACATATGATCTTAAGTTTAGACATGGTGCATGGCCAACTTCAATGAACTTAGGTGCAGAGAATAAGGATCCAGTTCAATCAGCATTTAGAGCACATAATCATGGTAGTTTTGAAATACAACAGGGTATAGGATCAATGGCTGGTCCTCCATCACATACTGCTGACAATGCAGATGGTTCTGCATTACAAGCACAAAGTTTAGAAAATGCTCTAAATATTTCATGTGATACTACACAACCTTCGTTAACGTTAACATTCATTATTAAAGCATTCTAATGGCAGTTTTCTACAATAAAGAAAGAGCAAAGTATGGTAACTTAACTGGTCAGATAATTGTTTGGCCAATGGAGTACGAAGGATTACCTGATGGGACTATTAATGCAAATAATTTACCTGCTGGTTATTTAAAATGTGATGGTACAAAATACTTTGCTGAAGATTATCCACAACTAGCATCTATATGTGGTGTAGGTGATAACTGTAAGTTTATTAGAAAGAATAATGATCTAACAAACTTTGATACGTTAACTGACTCACAGTTCATGGTTCCTGATCTTGGATCTAAGTATCCTGAACCAACTTCAGGTGCTAACTCAGGATTATATAATAATATAAGATTAGATAATGCATTAGGTACAGAGGTTAGTAGATCTGGTATTGGTATTGAAGCAGTCTCTGCTATTGGTGAGAATGTTAGAATAGATTATAGTGGATCTATTTCAGTACCAAGTCAAGAGATTGATATTAGAGGTAAACCCTCTTGGTCATATGCTGGTACAACACACCGTACAGATAGTGAAGGTGCTGAAGAGAATACTATTCATCCACACTCACATTTCCACTCTGCTGTAAGAGCAAGAAACTTAGCAACAACTGAGACTAATACTAACTCACCTCAACCTATGGGGCAACTTGGTAAAAGAAATGCTTCTACCATTCCTATTCAGGATTGGTTAGATGGAACTACAAATAGTAGTGGAATAGCAGGATCAGGACAACAACCTTGCTTTGCTATAGATAAATGGTCTCCAGGTTCAGGTGGTGGTGCAACATCAACACAAGGTCCACAGGGTACTATCTATTGGGGTCACTGCATATATGGTGCTGGTGATCAATACACATATAACTGTATATTAAATTCAACAATGGGTCCTATTAACAGAGGAACACTTGCTGGTTCTGCTGATGGATCTAACATAGCACGTTATAGAAACGTTGTACAATTATTATTTGTTTGTATTCCAGGTGGCGGTGCTGTTTCTAATGATACTATAACAGTGAATCCAACATACATTCAAGGTGCTCAGGGTGTTCCTGAAGATTTTCTTGGAAATAGTTTATATGATGTATTACCACTACAAGCAAATGATTCAGTAGTTACTGGTCGTGCGACAACTGACCTAGAAAATACTACAACAGATACAGTAGAATTACCACGGGAGGGAGGAATTGATCCTACCATACATAATCACCGCATCGATTTGGAGAAAGGTGACCATAACTATCAGGTTAAGACAAATGCTATCGTCATTCCACCTGAAAACTTACAAACAACTATGACTATTGGAGCAGACTCATCAGTTTCAATAGATAGTGCATGTGCTCCTTTCATTGTAATGGAATACTTAATTAAGATCTAATGACATCATCTCAACTATACAGAAATGCTAGGCAAGGTTTCTATACAGATCTTACCGTAGATACAACACCAGTGGGTGCTATTGTACCCAATTTAAAGACTGGCACAAACTCATATGACCATAACTTTGTTAAGTTTGGTGCTACCACGTTTCCTGGTTTAACAGAGACTACTGGTAATGCATATTCAGTAAAAGATAATCCTGCATATACTCATGAGGGTTATTTGTATTGTAATGGTGATGAGTATAATATTGGAGATTTTCCAGGATTATTTCAATTAATTGGCAATAAGTATGGTGGTAGATCTAGTAGTGGTATTGATGTATCAAATGGTGGATCAGGATATACAACACTACCACTTGTAGGAATTACTGCGCCAGGTGGTAATGGTGTGCAAGCAACTGCTGCTGCAATAGTTGAGAATGGTGTAATTGTACGTGTTGATGTTGTTAATCCTGGATCAGGATATTCATCTGCACCTGCAATACAATTTACTGGTGGTAATGGATCAGGTGCTGCTGCAACAGCAAGGATTAACGCTGATGATGGTTCTATTGAAGGTATTACTACTGCCAATGTAATGGACTGGTGGGGTGATCCAAACTTAGGAACATTTAAAGTACCTGATTTAAGAACAAAAAAGATTGTTGGTAATGGTCCTGTATTTGGTAATAACTCTCCTAACGTAGGTAACTCAACACTTGGTGTTGGTACTACAGGTGGTTCATGGTATCTTGATAAAACTGCTCAAGATGAATACTTCTCACTTGGTAGAATAGTTACTACTGGATATGAGAATGTTGTTGAAACTGTTGAGTGTAGTATTATTGGTCAACAACAGATTGATATATCAATGAGAGAAACTAAACTCTCTGGTGCTCCTCAACATAGTCACACAGTATATCATACTGTACCAGGATTTAATTCATATCAAGCAGAAGCAGGTGGTGATAGGTATCTACAAGACTATCGTGAAGGTAGAGGTAGACTTGCTAGATGGTATCCTACTGGTGGTGTTGTATTTACACATAAGCATGGACTATTAAGAAGTCCTATCACAGATAATACTGTTGCTAGTTATGATGTATTTGATGCATTTGGTGGTGCTGGTGGTGTGGGATCACTTAAAGACCCAACAGCAGCTGCAAATGATCAGTTCTACATGGCATCAGGTGCTCAAGGTGCTGGTTCATATGTATTCCAAACTTATATACCTGACCCAACAATGAAACAGTTTACTGGTTCATCTAATATTGGTGGTAGAACAGTCAACACTGGTGGTACTCCTGTTTATGATTATTCAGATGAGTGGACATATTCATCACCAGGTTCATACAGTATTAACTTAGGAAATATAACAGGTACACCAGACAGATTAATATACCAAGTTGTTGGTGGTGGTGGGTCAGGTGCTGCTGGTAATGTTGCTGGAAATCCTGGTGGTAGCAGTAGCATAGTTGTTGGTAGTGATCTTAACTTAATTGCTGACGGTGGTGATGGAGGCGGTGCATCCAATGGACAGCAAGGTGGAGACGGTGGAGACGGCGGTTCTGCAACACAATCTGGTAGTGTATCAGCTACTGGTAATCTAGACGGTCAGGATGGTGGAAATGGTGTGAATGGTCAAAGTGCTGAAGGTTGGCTCGTAGCAGATTATCCAAATAATCCAGGTGGAGGTGGTGCTGCTGGTGTCGCTGGTGACTATGGTAATGGAACTGTTGGTATAAATCTACTGGTCGGTGGACAAAGTGGTACATTTACTGAGACACTTACTAGTGATGGTACATTTAATACTCAGGGTATCAATAATCCAAGTGCAGTTCAATTCACAGTAAGAGGTGGAAACGGTGGTACTGCTCGTGGTAATCGTGTCGGATATCAAGGTGCGGTTATGGTTATTGATATGATATCTTCACAGTTGAGTAGTTTTACAACTGGTGGGTGGAGCGTCAAAGTTGGAAATCCAGGTAATAATGGCGGTGGTGGTAATAATCCTGGTACTGGTGGAACCAATAGCATGGGTGCAAATGGTGGAACAGGTGGTACAGGACACCAAGATGCAGACGGTGGCGGTGGCGGTGCTGCTGGCATGATTTTGCGTGGTACACAAATTCTTGGAGGTGCTGGCGGTGGCGGTGGCGGTGCTGCTGGCATGATTTTGCGTGGTACACAAATTCTTGGAGGTGCTGGCGGTGGCGGTGGCGGTGGTGGAGACGGATATGACGGTGGTGCTGGTCAAAATGGTCAAGGACCACCATCAGGATATTCTCAACCAGACGCTACAACTCAAGCATTAGGACCAGGTGCTGGTGGTAATGGTGGTAACTACGGATGTATCGGTGGTGGCGGTGGTGCTGGAGGTGCTGGTGTTGCCAGAAATGGTGTATCATTTGGTGGACAAGGAAACGGTGGAGCATCAGGTGGACCTGGTGGTGGACCTGGTGCAGACGGAGGTCATGGCGGTGGATCTGGTGGTGTGTCAGGTGTTAGTTCTTTTCGTAGTGATTGGTTTAGTTTAAACTCATTCAGTCATTCACATAATGGTGTCGGTAGTTCTACCTTGAGTGTCACATATAATAATGATTACTGGACTGCTGGAGGTGGTGGCGGTGCTTCGGGTGGTATATGGGGTGGATCAATTCAATGGTCTAACTTAAATAATCCTGGTTCAATATCAGTCATAGTTGGTGGTGGTGGAGCAGGTATTAATCCAGGTGGACAAACTACTGGTTCTACAAGTAATGGTGGAGATGGATATGTTAAGATTGGATTAGGTAAGATTGTTGGATATACTGGTGGATCAACAGGTACATCAACAGGTGATATTGTTGCATCAGGATCACAATCAAACACAGTATGGGATGTAAATATCGTTGGTAATGGTACTGGTACTGGTAGTGCTGGTAATTTCAAACTACCAACAACACAAATACCAGACGTTTATATTATTGGTGGTGGTGCAACATCAGATGCTACTGCATCAGTAACTGTATCATCCAATAAAGTAACAGCAATCAATTTAGATTCTGCTGGTGGTGGATATACAGAGATACCATACGTTTATGTTATGAATGGAGCAGGTGGTGGTACTAAGATTGTATCCACAGTTGATGATGCTGCTGGTGTTGTTGATCAATTAATATTAACTGCTAATAGTTCAACACAATATACTAACTACGTCAAGTTCGGTGGTCTCAGTGGTACAACTGGCACACGATATATTACATTGAACCCAGTTGATACTACCAATTGTAATTATTTTTCAATCAAAGCATGTCGAGGCAATGGTGTTAACGGTGGTGATATAGCAGAAGAAGTGCTACGTGTATACTATCAACCTGCTGACTCAACTAGTTGGACATTAATTGATACTATTATTACACCAAACTCAGTTAGAAATGATCCTCTTATTGGTACTATTCCTGTGGTAGGTACATCTTGGGATGGTTCAAGTGGTGCTACTCAATGGTATACTTATTCAGTAGCAATGCCAATTGATGCTAGAGCAGTTGGTACTAAGATAAAGATTGAACAACCACGTGCAACACCAAGTGCTGCCAATGATAATGATGCAGACAGTGACCATTATGGTATATGTGAATTCATTTATTGGAATGAAAAGGTGAGTGGTCTTGTATTTGTTCCTACTGCTGGTAAGATCAGTAAACCAGCTGTTGATTCACTAAGTTATACTGTTCAAGGTGAGACAGGTCCAGGTATTACATATAGTTCTGGTCTTGGTGCTTCTGAAGCAACGTTGACATTAAAATCAACTACTAAGATAGAACCACAAGCAACTATTGACCCTGATATTGATGTACCTCTCTTACATCCTTACATATTATGCAAGTACTTGATCAAAGCTTTCTAAATACTACGGAGATACTAATAATACAATGGCAGATGCACCAGTACTGCAAGTACAGTTAGATGTAATCAATCAGGAGATTGAGTACAACGGTACACCAAAAACTATTCCTGAATCATATTGGAAGGACACGCTCACTCCATTGTTATATCCTTTATGGGATAGTGACAAGGATAAACTTATTACATTCCAGTATTTTAATAACGATTCATACACTGCCAAGCGTAGGAAGTATGTAAAAGACTTTAAGACTAACACATTTAAATGGGTTGACTATGAGATGGAGGCAGTTGGTGCTACTGAAGCAACTGCATTTAAAGATAAACTAATTGAAGGATTCTATTTAATTGATTCACTTGAGAACGATGAGTTCCAAGATGAACTTGCTAGAATGTATTCTAAGCAGAAAGAAGTCACACCATTAAGTATAAGACTAGCAAGAAATTTCCTCTTAGATGAAACAGATTGGACACAGTTAGCTGATGCACCAATTGATGCTGATACTAAAGCACAGTGGACATTGTATAGAACTAAATTAAGAGAACTAACTGATTCTACTGAGTTTACTAATGACACAGCGAATACTAAGTTCCCTATATCTCCAGAGTTTTATAATAAAATATACAAGGTAGACTTCCCAACTGAAGATTATCTTGCAACTTCTGGTCAGTTCATTGAAATGGGTAAGCATAGACTTAAGAAGTTCAGAGATAAGATAGCATACTTCTTGACACTTAAGTCAGAGACTGATAAGACATATTTCAATGATATGTTGATTGAATATGATAGGATTAAAACAGATAGAATAGATATTGCTAATCCAGAAAATAGAAATACTGAGAAGAACAGAGATTTCTTAGAGAAACTCATAGCAGATGCCAGTGACGAATTAGGTAACTTATAATGATTGTACAAGGTAACGAACTATCACTGTTTCAGTTGATGGAATATTATGCTAATCGTAACCAATGTTATTTGGTATACTTTGACCTTAGCACATACAATGCTCTCGACGCAAGTAAGAAAGCAACAGTCAATACATGGTACGAGGGATTCATCGATGAGTATGTACTTGACATCATGAAGCAAGGGGTGTATAATACTATCAGGTTTGAAGCAGAAGAACCTGCTACAGTGAATGCTGGTGCTTGGTTCCCCAAGCAAGCAGAGTGTCCTGACTCAGATCATTTCATAAATGCGTATGTCGTTGATACATACGGTGATATAGTATGGCAAAACGTGCCCGACCCAACCTAGAGAAATTAGAAAACCCATATCTTTTAAAAGATAAGTTCATGATGCCAGGTTTTGTTACTAAAGAACCTTATGGTGAATGGGCTGCTGTCCCTGTTGCAGGTAGACATAACAGATATATGGTCATACACAATGGTGAAATGCTCAAAGCATGCAACTATCAAGTTGCTTATAATCTTATGATGAAACATTATAAATGATAGTATTTGAAAAACAATTTGGCAAGGGTGTAGATCCTTGGTATGCAAAGGCAGAGAG